GTCATATGTTTTATACATATCCCATAAATCTTGGTTATCCATATATAAGAAGTTACCCTCATATTTGATTTCCCCAGTAGTCTCATCTACAACTTCATTAAACTCCATTCCACACATCTTTGCGTGTTTCCAACTAAAGTTTCCTTCTGTCTCAAAAATAACTGGTAAATCACCAATTTTTTGAGCACCAGCAATCGCTTCATAGAATGCTGTTGATTTTCCTGTGTTACTGTAACCTCTTACTGAGTTTACATATCCCCTAGCAAAGCCAGGTAATTTGATTGCATCGTGCCATGCTTTTGATAGTGGAATCCACGATAATTCCTTGTCTTTTACTCTACCTTTTACTCCTTGTGTCGTTTTAAAGTCCGCAAGACTGTAATTGGTTTTAGCTACCGTTTTTTTCGGTTTCTTAGCCATACTTGATTAATAATTAAAAACTGCTTTTGTTATTTAAAAAAAGTCGGATGGATAAGTTCCGTATCCTTCCGACTTTAGTGTGTTTTCTAATTTACCTCTTAAAACGGTAAATCGTCAGATTTCTCACCAGACACCTCAGCCTCTGCTGTGTGGGTAGCTTCAACTACCAAATCTTTTTCTTTGATGCTTTCAGGTTGATTGGCACCGCCAATCTTCAATTCAGCCTCAAGGTCGTCAGATACATTTCCTGTCTCTCCATCCTCAAGTTCACTCTTCGCTACATATCTTTCTTTAGCTTTGCTCCATGCTGGAATTTCTCCCTTAACAATAAGCGCTAAATAATCATATGGTTTTGTTGAATAAACATCGGTCCATACTTTTTCATCAGCCGTCCATGCTGTCACTTGTTCAGCATTTTCAGATAATGGTCCATTTTTTGGAGCCATTACTGTGGTTACAGATGGATAAGTTCCACCTCTTGGGTTCTTAACTCTTTCGATGTTAAGTGCCAAGTCTCTACCAGTTTCAATGTCAGTAATGTCTTCTTGCAACATTCTAACATTAGCCATGATTTTGTCAAGGATACCTTCTTTCTTAAAGTTTGAAGGGAATCTCCAGAATTTTGGGCCATCCGCCTCATTCTCTCTATCGATTACTTTAACAATATACATCAACCTTGGTCTATATTTCTTAGCCAATTCTTTGTCCGCATCAGTTTCAGTTGCTAAAAGCTCTTCTCTAGCCTCACAGAATGGGCAAGCCTCGTCATTCTCATGCTGAATGCATGTAAATTTACGATTTTTTCCATCAACTGTTTCGTTATGAACATACACTGGTACAAAAGGAGTTCCTTCTGATACTGGTAGTATACGCACTCTTTTAATAGCTGTGTCGATACCGTCTGGTAAATAAGTTGTAAAATAATTTTTTAGGTCAAAGGTTTTTTCCTTTCCTTGTGCAGTCGCTGACTCATATTGCGCCAACATTGCATCTAACGTGTTTTTCTTCTCGTTACTCATAATATAATAATTTGTTTATAATTGGTTTGGTTACGTTTTTTAACCAAAGTCCGTATTTGTATTAACATCTGTAATAATTTGTTGATGTTAATCGTGTTAATCAAAACATAAATAGATATTCTTACTTATGATTTAATATGTGACAAAGATACTACTTTTAAATCCATTCGACAAGTAAATCTTCAACTTTTTTAGGAAAAAAAAGTACGACCTTGGTTGGTCGCACTCTAAATCGTTGATTATCTTGTGATTATCTTAATATCTTATTACTTCTTCATCATCATCCTCTCCCGAAAAAGAGTCTTTGATGTGTATACTGTTATAATCTTGGTCTACCTCATCTTGAGTTAGAACATATTCTTCTTTACCATTTTTCGCATTTCCCTCTTCACCATGTTTCATGGCATCATAATGACCTTCTTTTTCATTCCAATAGTCAGTTAATTTAAGGCTATAAGGGAATGAATCCAATGAACGCATCTCCAATTGCTCTTCTGGAGTTGGGTTTCTGGTTTCTATTTCATGTTCCATGTTATCAATTTTTGCATTGATAGCATCCATTTTATCTAAGCTGTTTGTTAAATTATCAAATTGCGCTAATAAATCTCCAATTTGTTGATTTGCGTGGTCTGCGGAAGCTTTTGCTGCTTCTGAGCTTTGTACCAATTCAGTTACGTCTAGTTCAACTTCATCTTCCATTGGTTCTGGTTCTGGTAGTGGCTCTTCCATTGGTTCTGGTTCTGGCAATTCAGCTTCACCTTCTTCATCTTCTGGTCCACCAAATGAAACATCATCCCCTACTTCACCATCTGGTAATTCAGAATCAGCATCCATAGGAGCTTCATCATCCATAGGAGCTTCATCACCCATTGGTGCATTTTCTGGAGCCTCATCTTCCTCAGCTCCAAGTATTAACTCTTCTTCTGGTTCTTCCATACTATCTTCACCAATATAGAAATCGTATTCCATTAGTAATTTAAATCTCTTTAAATCTTCGTTAAGTAGTCTTTGTTTTTCATTCATTACGTTAATAATTGTCTACCGTCTTCTATTATTATTTTTTTGGAAACTCGTTCCACAATACTTTTATCTCTTTTTATATGTTTTTGTACGCAGTTGCCATCTAAATCACATACGGTGCCATCTTCATTGCCCTCTTCCAAAAACTCGTCAAAAAATTTGTTATCTTTATCTGTCATAATTAATTCTATTAATATAGTAAGTTATTATAATATAAATAGGTTAAAGTTATAGAAAAAACCGTTTTATGTTGATTAATGCTAAATTATTATTACTCACCAATATAATCTGATTATGGTACTTCTCCCAATTCATCTTGTATTTGCGATAGTCAATATTACCACCTTCTAAATCGTTATCAACTTCAATTGCTTTATTCATTGCATTGATTGTATAGAATGTTGTTTTCTTTTTATGTACTATGATTGCGCTTTTGAATTCTTTCTTGATATCTAATTTCTCCCCATCCTGTAGGTTTAAGTGGAATGTGAAAATCAATTGGTTTTTATCATTCAAATTTTCAAATATGAATACATCCGATTCTTTAAGGTCAAATTTTTTATTGATATCCTTAAGGAACCATTTCTTTCTATCTTTAAAAACAAATGAAGCAATCAGTATTTTTCTATTCATGGGGATTTATTGAGTATAAAAAAGGAACTAGCTTGACGTCATTATCAAGTCGTTCCAAATAACTATTATACTCTATAAGTATCTCACTACCCTCAAGAAACACTGAACTTTTATCTTTTATTTTGTTTCTTACTTTTTCAACATCAAACCCAACGTACTTAACCAAATTTAAATCTACACCAAAAATTATGTTTTCAGAATAGACATAGATTACGTTGTTTTCAGTCTCAAATGATATCGGATTTTTCAATGATAGCATTTTCTTTACTATCTTTCTTATTTTGTTTGGTTGAGATTGGATTAGGTCTAAATCCACGAAATTTATCTTGTTTATCGATTTTTTATATGAATGTCGTATAAAATCTTCAATATCAGAATCGTAAGTTTGTCTCTTAACTTTTCGGTCAAGAGTCCAAAAAATGTTCTTACCTACTTTCCTATTTAAAATGTTAACGTTTTCTTCACCATAAATATCACATACAACATCATAACCTATGATTAATGTAGGTAAGTCTTTAAATACAATATCATCTACTGTATCGACCACATTAAACTCTGGCCCA